TTGGATAAAAGAAAAGGCAAAAGAACAAAGTTAGAACGTACTACAGGAAACTTAAGCAAATTTAGGCTTGAAGAACTTTATGAACAGTTTATTTATCTTAAGGTTTCTGAAGGTAAAGCGAAGCGAACCCTAAACAAATATCGTGATAATCTTAAATATTTTCTTGAATTTCTAACTGTAAAGGAAATCAACAGTGACATTAGATTGATCACGAAAGAAGTTATAAGAAGTTATATCGTTTGGATGCTGCAAGAAAAAGTTAGGTTTGAGGGACATCGTTTTAAAACTAAAGATGAACAAACAGTAGGTTTATCTCCTGTTACGGTTAACACCAGGATTAAAACACTTCGTCCCTTTTTTAAATATCTATGTTCAGAAGGATTAATTAGTACTGATCCTATGACAACCATAAAGGACGTTACAGAGGACGAAACGGAGATTAAGATACTCACAGCTGAAGAGTTGAAAAGACTGCTAAATGCGCCAAATAAACGCAACTATGATGATTTTAGAGACTATGTGTTACTTAATTGTCTTATAGACGGTTTCTTTAGAATTTCCACTGCTCTATCCATCAAGGTACAAGACATTGACTTTTCTAGCAATATCATAACTGTAAGTTCAAGTGTGGATAAAAGTAGGAAGGTTAGATATGTCCCTATTTTAAAGAGAACGGCAAATTTACTGAAAGAATTGATTAAAGAAATCGAGGAGTTTGATTCTGAGTACGTCTTCCTAACAAATTACGGAGAGCAATTACAAGCTAATCATTTCAGAAAGCAACTAAGAAACTACGCTAAGATTGCTGGAATTAAGAAACGTGTGTACCCACATCTACTTAGACACTCTTCTGCAACTATTTTTCTTGAAAACTCAGGGAACATTAGGCACCTGCAAATGTTGTTACATCACAGTGATTTGAGAATGGTTTTAAGATATACGCATTTAACAAATCAATCTTTGATTGATCAGCACAATGAACATTCAGCATTAAACAATGTGGTGGACAAGCTCAATAAAAACAGAAAGATTAAAAGATAAAAATAAACTTGGACAATAAGAAAGACAGAGTGCTGGTAACACTCTGCCCTCGAAAACTAATTAGGTGAATTAATTATACTTGAAAAAACACAGGGTTTCAATACCTTTATTTAAGTATGGTTAAAAATAGGGATATTCTTTCTTCTTGTTTGGACAAGGGGATACCATGAAATCGGGACATATTAATCAATATAGAAGTCTGTGCAAATTTATGACACTAAAAGCGTTTAATAACTCCATAGAGCAATGGATGATTGATATTAAAGATAAGTTTACTAAGAGTGAGCTAATCGCCTTAAAACGTCTAATACGGTTCTCGGCAAAGGTTCCAGGGGTATGCAATGCAAAGATACAGACGATAGTTGCAGCAACCCATAAAAACGAATATATAGGGATTTCACGCTCAACATTTAAAAGAATGCTTACTAAAGCAATTCAGTTGGGTTTATTAGTCGTGCACAATACATACAAGAATGGAAAGCAAAGTCACAGTGTATATATATTCAACGCTTATAAATCCGATAATCCAAAAATGGATTCTCACTTTTCAAATCAAGTTGAACCACCTAAAGTTAAACAATTGAACCAGCAAGAAACAAGCAGTCCTATTAAAACTAACAATAAAAAAGACCTAAATAAACGTAACGAAACGCTTGATCCATCATTTACAAACGAATCTGTCCCAAAACAATTCGTTAACCTTGTCACAGCTTTCACCTCTGACTTCAGAGAAGTGGAAGGTTACTGGACTAGAACGCTTATAGCAGCCTATAAAAACTGCCTAGAGGACAAGCCTCAAACTATCCTGGAAACTGCTGTGAGTAGCTTTAAAGCGACTATGAGAGCTGTTAAAGTTAAAAGGGTTAAGTGTGCCTTCTCATATTGCTATGGCATCGCAATGAGGAAATTTGAAGATCTATACTTTGAGGAATTAGAAAACTTGCGTTAGAAGAACAAATTTATGATTTCACTTATCAATTGGAGTAGAAATCCTAAAGCGATTAAAGACATTCCCCATATTGTGTATTTCCAGGTTTGATATTTATCGGTTGTAATGTTGCTTAAATCATTCCATGTGGTTTCCTTATTCTTTTTAGGCGGTTTGCTGAAAATAATATCCCACACTGTTAAAACAGATCCGAGAAAGCCTAATATGATACCGATTAGATTTAACAAATTTTTCACCCCAACTTTAAATAGCAATTTTAATTATAAAAAATCGATAAAAAGACTGTTTTATGTAGATTTATAGATGCTAAAAAAATTGCTATTACTAAATTTTCAGAAACAAAAAAATAATTTAAATAAATCACAAAAAACCCATAGACAAAAAGTTCCATAGGTGGTAAACTAGAGGTAGCGCCTTATACATTTTTGCATACTTACGCCACTATTTATTTACTTCTTGATTTAATAATAATCCATTATAGGGGGATTGTCAAACATTATAAGGGGATTTTTAATACTTTTCATTGAGATTAGATCCAAATCTAATTTGACTGAAGGGTATTCCTTCAACATAAAATCTAAAATTAAAAATCAGAAAGGGGGTATGACGAGATGTATTTGAAAGGAAAAAAACATCATCATGTTTTTAGTAAGAAACTTGCGGACTTTTTAGTTTTAAAAGGACATGAAATCATCACCATAACTAAGCATTACATAACAGGAAAACCATTCAGTATATTCGATTACAATGAAGAGTTTCAAAATCACCTAGATGAATATACAGCATTACATAACAAAAATAGTTAATGAGTATTAAATCGAAAATAAAAATCGGAGAGTGCGTTCTTTGAAAACTGAATTATTGAAAGCTGGTCAAACATTTAGGAATTACAAATCTTTATGTGAGGCATTGGAGATTGAAGTTAAGAAAAGCAGCAAGAGTAAGATGTATCAATTTAAAGAGTTATCCCGTTTCTGTAAGCATAGTAAGCAAGGTCAAAAGATAACAATCGAAGAAGTGTTTGATATTCCAGAAGAAAAAGTTGATCTTCGTGGTAAAAGTGAGGGAAGTCGTAACAATAATAATATCTACGGTGATGCAATTCAGTTATTGCTTACTGATCTACTTGCAAAAAGTGAAGGTCGATTAATTATCAGTAGGGGGAGATTACTTCAGAGGATTGGCATTGTAAACAGTAATTACAGTGAACTTGGAGAGTACATACCTAAATTATCAAAGTATACAGAAATTCAGGAAGAAGTAGTCCATGATTTCTATGACACTAATAACAGTAACTTCAGAAGTCAAATTGAAAATGCTTTGAAATACCTAAGTAATAAGCGAAGAATCAAGTATTCTACTGTAACTAGAGTTATCGAAAAAGAAACAGGGACGTCAAGATACGCTACACCAGATGAGGATCGAATCATTTTGGATTGTGAACAAGATGTACTTGAAGAAATGGGGTTCAAAGGTGGAGAGATTCAAGCTAGAAGCTCTAAGCATTGGAAAAAGTACAAAAGGAAAGTCCAAAAGTTATTGAATCAGCGGACTGACCTATCACACTTTTACTTAGCCTACGACATCATTATCAGTGAGAAATACATAGAAAATGAATTGAAGGAAATGGCAGACTTACTATTGGAAAAAGTTGTTCAGAAACAATACATGGATCAACTTAACCAAACTGTTATTGAAAACATCATTAAAAATGCAACCAAGAGACATGAGAAAGAAGTTAAAAACGGTTGGGGGACAGCTAAGAATAAAAAGGTGGAAGCAAGAAGAAGTAATACATACATAGAAGACATCAAGCGATTGGCAAACTTACTTATTGATAAAGATATGATGAGAATTACGGACAAAGTGAAGGAAGTTAAGATTGAGTTCAAACCTGTTTCACTTCCGCAGCAGCTGCTTGATGAAATTGAAGGGTTACTTTGTTGAAATTATAAAAAGTGACACCTTTCAAAATACATATAAGTAACAAGAATACCTATAATAATATGCAGTTTGAAAAGTGTCGATTTTAAAATCTGACCAATTTCAAACTAATAAATATCCAAGAGAGGTTCATTTGTGAGTCTTTTTGCGAACAAATGACACCTCAACTCGTACAAACAAATGATGGGAGTGGGTGATCTTCCCACGTACAGCATTTTTTGTTCGAGTACTGCTTTTGAACTTAGTCTTTTAAAAGAAAGGTCAAAACACCCCCTACGGACTAACAAAAATCTTCCACTTCGTTCCAGATTTATTGTAAGTCCATCCCCCAGGGGAACACGAATTTATCTTTATTACTTAAATGAATTATCAAATAATATCTAATACTAAAATCGCAAAGGGGTAATTAAATATATGACAAAATCAATTGAAAAGAAAGCAGTATACATTCAATCTTTAGAAGCTTGTGATATCCATTCCCACATGGTAAGAGGTAAAGCAATTACACCAGACTATATTGGGATGATTCCTTTTTCACTTGAGTTAATCAAGTTAAAAAAGGAAGGTCTGAAAGTTAAAACAGTTAAAACGAGCAAGAAAGAAACTTCAGATGATTTAATTAATGTAAAGTTTGACCAGAAGGTATCAAGCGGTAAAACCCTAATCAAAAAGATAAAGGAAAAGATTGAACGACTTAAAGCAGAAGTTGAAAACGAAAAAAACGAAGAGAAAGCTATCAAAAAGAACGAATACATAACTAAATTAACTGATTACATAAATGTTGTTGAACAAGAAATGGATAGTAATCCCAAAGGTGGAAAGTGGAAAGAAGTTTCTGCTGCTAATCTTAGGAAACAGCTTTATAAAGATGGATTCATAATTACTCATGCAGATAAAGAAACTGGTGAAATTCTATCTCAAGTGAAATATAAAGTGTACAAAAGGTCTTCTGCTAAGTCTCGTACTGGTCAATGCTTATTTATTCGTGAAGACTTGAAAGAAGAAATGATTAAGTGGAGCAAAATGGATCTTCCATTCAGCAAAACTGAAGAAATGGATATGGCTTCATTGTTAGCTTATGAGTCGCTTGTAGGAAGCTCTCTGGAAGGTATATTGAAGATTAATCCTAAGAACATACTTATTGTTGATGATGTTGATTCTAATTTTCCTGAGAACGCCAGCGTTGTTAAAATCAATGAAGCAACAAAGTCTCTAATGATTAATGAAGAAGAGGTAACTGTTTCTAATAGCCTGTTTGATGGTGAAGGCCTCCTAGACGCTGATTATTTTCCTGAAGGTAAAGCAATGATGCTTCTTAGAAACCACATGTTTAAATCGGCAGTGTTTAACACTAACATTCAGACTTTCCTAAAGGATTATTGTCCAAAAGATAAAGAGTTTGATAAGTGGAAGATTAAAAACATGTTTGGTGAGAAAATGTTTGCAAAGGACATTCACCTAATCATAACTCCGTCAAGCCTAAAAGCACTTAAATTCAGTCATGTGTTTGATGGTGAAGAAAAGACAATGTGGAGTTATTGGAAGAAGTTAGTGAAAAGTGAAGGCTCAGTATTTGGAGTATGTAAGTCCGAAAAAAAGTCAAAGCGTGGATATGATGATGAAGGTAATATTCTTCAACAGACATCTTATCAAATGATTAATTCATTACCTGTAACATCTGAGGACATTTCAGACCTAGTTGAGTTTGAAATTAATTACATTAACCGATTAAAGAATGATGATAATTTCTTTATTGAACACTTGAAGAAAGAAGTGAGTGATCAGAACAGCAATGAACTTTTTGTTGCTCTGTATGATGTAAATAAAGAGATTGTTGGCACTAAGGTATTTAGAGACTACAGAAAGAAAGCTATCCATAAATATGTGAATCATGTGCGTGGAGGTAAGTTGAAATTACAAGGTGACTATGTTGTGCTTTTCGGTAATGGAGTGGAATTTTTGAAACACGCAATCGGCAAGTATGATGAAACTGATTTAGCACTCAAAGAAAATGAAATTTACACTACATTACATAAATTTGACAAAGACCTTGTAAGCTTCAGGAATCCTCATACTTCACAGGCCAATATCTTAAAGATTAGAAATATTAAGAATGAATCAATTGAAAAATATTTCAATCTAACGGATAACATTGTTTGTGTGAATGCAGTTAAGTTTCCGATTCAAGATATTCTTTCAGGTTGTGATTACGACTCAGACACTATGGTGTTGTTTGACTCAAAAACTTTATCGAAAGCTGCTGATGCTTCAAAAGGCTACAAAGTATGTGTAAACAAAATAAAGAGTGACCCTAACCGTTACCTTCTTAATGAAGAATCAATGTATCAGATTGACCTAGCGTTGTCAGAAAGTCAAAGGAATATCGGGAGGGTAGTAAATATTGGTCAACTTTGTATGAGTCGCTATTGGGATCTAAAAGCCAATGGTGGATCTGAAAATGAACTAAATAAACTGAATGACCTTGTTGGCATCATGACAGTTTTGAGTGGTGTGGCAATTGATATGGCCAAAAAGATGTATGCCATTGATATTAAAAAGGAAATCGAAGCTGTAGAAAAAGACCTGGAACTGAAGCAAGATGAAGATGGAAAGTATGTTAAGCCTTTTTTCTGGAAGTATGTTGAGAACAGGAAGAATCAAAAGAAAGATGATAAAAAGAAAAATATTGAGAAAATGAAACCTACATACTATGATACTCCGATGGACTTACTTATCAAGGAAATTAAAATTGAAAGGGCAGAAAAAGTTGATGATGTTGACCTGTTGAGCTTAATTGAGGTTAGAGAGTTGAAGGATGCAAACCGCAAGCAAAGAAAAGAGATTATTGATTATGTGACAAACATGACTGCTAAAATTGCCAGTGTAAAAACAAATATCATTGAGGAAAAAGAGCAGTACAACAAAATTGATGACATTGTTAAATACTACAATTTCTTTGTTGAAAAGAAAACAGTTAAGTCAGATACGATGTATTTAATCTTAAAGCACATGGTTGATACTGACTTCTCACATAAGGTTAAATTGATGAATATTCTCTATCAAACTCACAAACAGGTATTCTTAAATGCTTTTAAAAATAGTACAAAAATGGTCGAAAAACTCACGGCTTAAAAATATAAAGGTCCAAAAATCCCAATAAATTCAAGGGTTTTTGGACTTGTTTTTGTTGAAAAATAAGTTCCCTTATGGTAGGGGGATGTGAGCAAAGGTATACCGATTTTGTTGCCACTCGACCATCTATAGGATCAGTAGAGTCATTCCCATTACCTTTTTGTTTTTTTTATTAAAAAATGATAGACGTTACCGTAATTATATTATAGCACCGTTTTTAAGAAATGCAAATGGTTATTTTAAAAAAATATATGGTTATGCTTCCTAAAAGCACAGAAGGAGATAGATATATGGAAAACGCAGTACTTGCAACACCGAAAGAAAAGAGAAGACATTACAGGGAGCAAGCTCTAAGTCGGGTGGGTGAAACTCGAACGAATAACTTGGGAAGTTTGATGATAGTTGATGAGTATAATAGCTCCACAGACATTACAGTCCGTTTTGTAGAGACTGGTAACTCAGTAAAAGCTACATGGCAAACTTTTTTAAATGGAGCAGTTAAGAATCCTTATGATAAAAGTCGTTTTGGTGTTGGATATTTAGGTGAAGGGAAATATAAACCCACATTAAATGGAGTTACAACACCGCAATATCTAACTTGGTCTGGAATGTTAATGAGATGTTATTCGGAGAAATTTCAATTACAACACCCTACATACTTAGGATGTACAGTTGCTGATGAGTGGCTTAATTTTCAAAATTTCGCTGCCTGGTATGACGAAAATTACTATGAAATTGATGAGGGAATAACAACCCATCTTGATAAAGATATTTTAATTAAAGGTAATAGAATATATGGGTCTCAGCAATGTTGTTTTGTACCAAATTTTATTAATCAACTTTTCGTTAAAAGGGAATCTAAAAGAGGTGGATTGCCAGTAGGTACGAGACGAAGTGGTAAGAAATTTGAAGCTCTATGTAATGATAATAAAGGTGGCCGAGTTTACTTAGGTGTATACAAAGAGCCATGGGAAGCATTTCACTGTTATAAAATTTATAAAGAACAATTAATTAAAGATGTAGCCGAGGAGAATAGAGACCGCCTGCCAGCAAAGCTCTATTCTGCCATGATCAACTACAAAGTTGAAATTGATGACTAGTCTTTTTGAAAAAGTACATACTTAATCATTTATATCATATGATTTTCAATCATGTTTGTCAATATTAAAGAAAATTTGGGGGATTTAAGTGAAGCAATCAAAGTTATTCTTTTGTTTTTCAATCATGATAATACTTTTTAGCGGTCTTTGGTTGATAGATACGGCTTTAAGAACAATTAATTTAGGTGTTTTATTATTTGTAACTGGTTTTATAGCTGCATGTCTTGAAATGAAGTACATAAGATACGGAAGAAAATAAATACATAATTCGAACGCTGCTGGATAAAGTAGCGTTTTGATATTTTCAATATACCAACCAAAGAAGGAAAATGTTTCCTTTTGTCGAATGAAAAAAGACAAGGGGGAGAACAAATGAAGACTGATATTATAACTGGAATTCCAGATATCGAATTCAAGTTGTCTGGAAAGCAGTTTGATAATGGGCATGATTTGTATTCTATGTTAAGAGCATTGACAAATTTCCAAAGAATTCTTGATAAATCTTATCTCACAATTAAAGGTAAGCAAAGAATGACTGATATAGATAGACAAATATTTCAAGTTAAGGCAAAAGACTTTAGGGAAGGCTCCTTTATTACTGACATAGGGATGCATGTTCTGACAGCTGGGCAATTAGCATTACCTGTTTTATCTGAATTAACGCCAAAACAAATTTGGGATTTGGTTGTACAAGGTTTTGAATATTTAAAAGTTGCTTTACAAGCGAATTCTGATGGTCAGGCCATAAACATAGAAACTAGTGGTGATAGTAATATGGTGACTGTAATTACTGGGGAAAACAATAAGGTATTAGTAATTAATCCTGATGCTATCCCATTCATAGGAAAAGCTGAAAATAATTTTGAAAAGCTTGCTGATCTTATAAACCTAGAGGAAGGCATTGAGGAAGTATCTTTTATAGATAAAGCAAGTAGTGATAAGGGTGTCAAAATTAATTCGGAAGATAAATTATTATTTGAAAGCAAAACAAAGTTAGAAAAAGATCCTGTTGTTTTTATTGGGAAAATCTTCAGAGCGGATTTTAGGGAGTTTAGTGGAAAGTTAACTGTTATTAGATGTGATGATAATAAGATGGTAATAAATAATAAAGAATATATATTTGAATGTATAAACAAAAATGATATAGAATCATTAACCGATGCAATTATGAAAAAAAGAAAAATCCATGCATTAATGGAAACAACATTTGATCCATCAAGTCTAAGGAAAACTATTACTAAATTAAAGTTAATTGGTTTTGAATGATTACATAATCCACCAAATTAAGCAGGATTTCCTCTTATCTTGTCGAATAGATAGATGAGAATGGGAGGATGCAATTTGAAATCAATTGGAATTCGTGTGGAGCCAAAAGAGATAATTTACACAATAATGTCAGAAGATGGTTTTTCGATTCAATCGTTAACCCTACCAAAAGCCTTAAATAATGATGTACCTAGACAATTATCTTTTATTAGAACTACCCTATTTTCACTAATTTGTGAATATCAAATAGAATATGCCGGATTACGAACCGCAGAAGGGAATGCCCAAACATTAAATCTTTTTAGGATTAATGTTGAAGGTGTGATACAAGAACTTTTTTCTGATAGCACTGTAAAAAAATATTTTGCTGGTACGTTAACATCAATTGGTTCAAGGCTTGGGAAAAAAAGTACTGAAATTAAAGATTGCAGAGATGGAAAATTTAATTTTTTTAATGTAGAAGGCTGGGACAGATTGAATCCAAAAAAGAGAGAAAGCTACTTAGCTGCTTTGGCTGTTCTACCAAGAGATGAAGATGGTGAGATAGATGATTAAACTAGATCAGGTTAAAGCGCACTTAACACTAGACAAGTGGAAAAATATTGGTGATGAAGGTAAAAATTCAGATGTTTGGATAGCAAGAGATATACAAATAGAGCAAGTTTTAATATTAAAAAAGATTACAAAAGAATCACTTAAAAGACAGGCTATCGATGATTTTTTTAAAGAAGCTAAAATTCTAAATGAAAGCAAACATCCTAATATAATGCCAATACTCTATTCTGCAGAAGACGAAAGTAATGTTTATATTACAATGCCTTTTTTTCATAAAGGATCAATTAATTCACTAATTAACAAACGGTTTCTCACTACTAGGGAAATAATTAAATATTCACTTGATTTTTTATCTGGATTGCTTTTTATTCACATTAAAAATTTAATACATTCCGATATTAAACCGACAAATATTCTTATTGATGATACTGATAGAGCTATCTTAACTGATTTTGGATTATCTAACTATCTAAATGAAAATGGTTTAGCAAATCAACCTTTGCAGTATATGGCACATCGGTCTCCTGAATCATATACTACGCATGACAGATCTATCTCAGATGACATTTATCAGGCGGGATTAACTATCTATAGAATGTGTAATGGCAATGAAAATTTCAAAAATCAGTACCAATTATTAAAAATGCAACATAATATGGATAATACGAAAATAAGAACAAGCATTCAAAAGGGTCAGTTCCCTGATCGGAAAACGTATTTACCGCATATTCCCAATAGGTTAAGGAAAATTGTGAATAAGATGTTAAATGTTGATCCGGAAAAACGTTATAAAGAAGTTTTAACTGTTATGAATGATTTAGGTAAAATTGAGGAGATGCTCGATTGGGAGTACTTTGAAATTCATCCCAATAAGGAATACGAGTGGAAATGTGATAAAGGCAATTCGGTGATAACTGTTAAATTAGAAATTGTTGGAAGTGATTACTTGACTTCTGCTAAAAAATATGTTAAAAGTAGTAAAAATGTTCAAAATCAGAATACATTTAATGGAAAACATAAAAGTTTAGAAATTGCAAATGCTTTTATTGAATCAAAACTACTTCAAAACTCGTAAAGGGAGGGAAAAAATGATGATAAGGGAAGCTAACGAATTAACTAGAAAATTTTTAGCTAATCCACATCAAAATACACCCTTATATGAGAGGTTAATTAGGAATAAGTCAGTGGATTTAAGGGATAATAGCTATTTTATTGATCGCGGAAACGGCTATAATGAAATTAGAGCAATCAACCAAAATAAAAAATTTGAGTAATTAAACACCTCCCACTTTAAGTGGGGCGTTTATAGTTATTCTTAGAAAAAGCCATCCATTATCTTGGAATGGCTTTTTGTTAAGCAGTCACCCATTAGATTGAGGGTGTTTGGAACTTTTTTCGAAAGATCTTAAGGAATTGATCATAATGGTCGGAGGAATTGCTGCATTCTCGATCTAAGAAATACGTTTTGTGGTTACTGTGAAGAGTAATTACAAGGGTTTGAATTATCTTGGAGTTTGAAGAATAGGGGATATACACTGAGGTTAATTCTTTGTAGGGAACTTTAATCATTGTTTTGGATGCTGTGTCCCAAATACAGAAGTAGTCATTGAGGATTATCCAGTTGTTCTTATGTTTGAGAGTAAAACATAACGAGTTGTTTTGATTGTTCATTTATTCACCTCCCGATTTTATATGACATAATTCGATAATAAATTACATTTCTCCTTCAAATGAATTGAAAATATTTGTAATTTGTTGGAAGGGTTTGTACCCCTTTTTATTGAAGTATTAGGTACTTGGTAGGAAGGGGGGTTAAGATGTGGAGAAAAGAATTTTTAATATTGATAGTCATTATTTGATTGAGATTGATGACACTTCATCTTTTGGTAGTCAAGGAACGATCACAACAACCTTTTCATGGGATGTTTATATAGCATCCAAGGGAACGGAATACAGGGGTATGGCAATAGAAAGGCAAAAACAATTGTCGATCCCATGGACTACATTAGTTGAAAATGATCTTCTTGATGAAATGACTAATATTATTGAAAGAAGTATGGTGAAACTATAAAAGTGTAATAGAGGCATCCATTCGTGGATGCTTTTTATTTTGCCTTTATTCCCTATACTACTTAATAATTTGTTGATAAAATAAGAGTATATATAGAAGGGGGATTTGCAAAAGTGTTTGGATCTAAAGAAAGTAAAGAAGCAAAGAAACAAGAAAAGGAACAAAAAGAGGTTCAAAAACTTCTTGAAAAGTATCAATTAGAGGAGATTAGCGAAAAAGACTTAGTAGTCCTTAAAAGAATTGCTAATGATCTTGCTGGTAACGGAATGTTTAAAGCAGGTATGGCCCTTAGTTTCGCTAAAGCGGAAGAACAAGCAAAAGTTTCTTACTTGTCCGCTCTTGTAGAACAGAATTGGATGATTATTAGGAAACTTGATGAAATCAGTAAAAAATTAGATAAGTAAACTATGGCATCCATTCGTGGGTGCTTTTATTTTTGGAAATAGTTACCTTTTACTTTATTATATTGGTAAGAGGTGAAAACATGGAAAACAATATGGTTAGTCAAGTATTATCAGTTGTAAATAGAATAGATCCAAACCTTTCAGATGTAATTGAAGTCGGTATGGAGTATGTACCTTATATTGGAAAGGTACTACAAATAAGGAAATTTAATCGATTTGAAAGAAGGTTAATTGAACATTCATCAAAATTAAAAAATATTAGTTCTTTAATGGCTGACAGTCGATTAGTAGCTGAGTTTATTCAAGAACGAGTTGCACCAATTGTCATTTCTGATTTAATTGAAGAACATGAGGACTCAAAGATAAATTTAATTTTGAATGGATTTGAAAATGTTTTTATTGAAGAAAACTCTGATGAATCAATAATTCTAAGTTATTTTGATACTTTAAGAAGTTTAAGATATGCGGACTTACGAAGATTGTTTTATGTTGCAAACAGAAGCACTTCCTACAGGTTGCCAATAATTGAAAGTGATGAGCATGCTTTAATAAGACATAGTGATAATAAACTGATTAATTTAGGGTTGCTTTCAGTGCAAGTCACCTTTGACGGATTAGGTGGACGAGAGAAAGACCTTAATAAAGACAATGTAGTAATGCATTTATACGGGAAGAAATTTTTGGAGTTTATTACTGAAAGGAAATAGCCATCCTGCCGGATGTTTTTTTTATGTAGTAAAACCCTGACATCGGCTGCCTGGCAACAAAGAAAACAGAGAAAACTTGGGGGTAATAAATGTTAAGAAGTTGTAGTTACTGTGGAGGCATTCATGGAATTAAGTATGAGTGTCCAAGTAAACCCAAGCGCAATGATAAGGGAACAGAAGCAGATAATTTTAGGAATACATTTCGTTGGCAGAAGAAACGCAAGCAGATAAACGAGAGAGACCAGTATTTGTGTCAGATATGCATTAGAGAACGATATGACACAGTAATGAAGTACAACTATAGCAACACTTCAATACACCATATATGGAGCTTGTTAGAAAACTTTGATAAAAGATTAGATGATGATAATTTAATCTGTTTATGTAGGGATCATCATGAAATGGCCGAAGACGGGAGAATTAGTAAGGGAGAATTAATACAGATAGTTAAGGAGCAGGAAGATAAGTGGGGAGAACGTTAAGAAAATATCCCCCCTACCCTTCGATGTTGCTTTCTCAGACCGTTCTCTACACCGACGCGCCCCCACGCTTACAATTTATTCCCCAAATGAAACATAGATATAGGAGGTGAGGTAAATATGGCTCGACCAGCTAAAAGTACTGCAACAACCAGTAAACATCTAACTAAAGCGGAGAAAAAGGCAAAACAGGAGACGGAAGAAAAACTTAAAGGCGCAGCCGATAAACTTTCACCTCCTGATTATCTAAGAAAGGAACAAAGGAAGATATTTAGATACATAGTGAGAGAACTTGAAGCCAGTGGAATCTTAGGAAACCTGGACATTTATGTTCTTTCAGCGTGTACTATTGCTATTGATCGTATGCAAGAAATTGAAAAAATGATCAATGAAGATGTAACTAAAATGCAAGACAGGACTTTAATGGCTGCAAAGGACAAGTACTCTAAAGAGTTTTTCCGTAGTTTAAATGAACTTAGTCTTTCTCCACAAAGTAGGGCAAAGTTAGGCAACATTAATCTAAATGCACAAAAGAATACTGAAGATCCATTACTTGCAGTCTTGAAGGGTGATGGAATTGAATAGCGTAAAAGAGAGTAAGGCTTATAAATATTGTGAATGGTGTCTTGAAGAAGACAATGAATATGTTGGAACTTACATAAAAAAGCAAGCTCAATCATGGAAAGACATTGCGGATGGCAAGAATGATGAAGTATACATAGATGAACCAATGTATGAAAAAGTTTGCGGAATCCTTAAATTAATGGTTCATCCAGATTTAGGTTGTACTATTTATGAAGGTATGGAACGATACCAATGGTTCTTTGTTACAGCTACACTTTGTACAATGAGTAGTGAAGACAACAGCAGGTATTATGAAACATCCTTACTTGAGATCAGCAGGAAGAATTACAAAACGTTTGGTAGTGCAATTATTTTTATTGTTGGAATGTTATTAGAGCCGAAGTTTTCCCGTTTCTTCAGTGTTGCACCTGACTATAAACTCTCTTCAGAGTTGAAATTGGCTGTAAGAAAGATCATTAAGTCAAGCCCCGTTTTAGAGGATAGGTTTAAAATCAAACGTGATGTAGTTGAATGCAAGCTGACTGACATTGACTATACGCCATTGGCCTACAGCAATGATGGGATGGATGGTAAATTAGCAAATATTTTCTTAGCAGATGAAGCTGGATTGCTTGATGATTATCCAGTTGAAGCAATGAGAAGTTCACAGATTACATTGAACAACAAGTTAGGCATCATAATCAGCACCCAGTATCCAAATGACAACAATGTAATGTTAACTGAAATTGATTATGCTAAAAGGGTATTAGATGGACTTACAGATAATAAAAGATATTTCAGTTTGTTGTATGAACCAAATGGAGACATCAAGAAGCAATGGGAAACAAATGACTTAGTGATATATCAATCTAATCCTGTTGCAGTTGATAATAAGAAAGTTTTTGAGGCCATTGTAGAAAAAAGAGCAATGGCTATTTTGTATGAATCAAAACGTGAGAACTATCTATGTAAGCACAATAACATCAAATACAAGGGCTTAAATGCTGATGGTTACGTATCCAGTGATCAAATTCGGAATTGTAAAGCAGAAAAAGAGTGGGATTGGAATGGAAAAGATGTCTATTTGGGTGTGGATGGTGCAGAGAGCTATGATAATTCAAGCGTAAGTATGCTTGGATATGATGAAGAAACTGGCAAAGTTCACTCTAAAACATGGTGCTTTATACAAGAAGATTACATAGAGGAAAAGAGCAAGAAAGAAAAGTTCAATTATAACAAGTCAATTGAAGACGGAAACACAATTATCTGTGGTGAATCAGTTCTTCTATATGCACAGTTTGAGCAATTTGTAGTGAATTTACAATCAGAATACGGAGTTAATATTGTCGGTATTGGTTATGACATTCGAAATCTAAGAAACTCTGCTCAAAAATGGGATAGGGATCATGGTTTGGTAACGATTGAAGTAAAACAGCATAGTACCGTATTACATCCAACAATCAAATGGCTTAAAGAGCTGATATTAGAGAAGAAATTCTCATATTACAACAACTTAGTTTACGAGTCCAACTTCACTAACTGTAGACTGACTGAAGATACCAATTTGAACAAGTACCTCAATAAGAAAGTCAGTGTTAAAACAGCAGGTAAAGTAGATATGGTTTTTGCTACGATAAATGCTCTGTATTTATTGCAGCAGGACGTTATCTTTAATTCTGGTGGAGGCTGGAGTGCTCAAGTCATTTAAAGGAAGGAGGTGATTAAATGGGATTTATGAAGCAATGGAAGGAATTTAGACATTTCAAAAATGAGGAAAGGCAATCACTTGAAGAGCTTCTTTTAAGTGCTAATGTTTCATTGGAGGAAATTACAAAGGAACAAGCCTTGACCATTCCTGCTGTAAGTGCATGTGTAGATATTATAACTAATACAATCGCTTCATTACCGATTTATCTGTATCAAGAAAGTGGAAAAAAGGTTACAGAAATTAAAAATGATAATCGTGTAAATTTACTGAACGATGATACCAGAGACATGTTGGATGGCTTTCAATTCAAAAAGGCTTTGGTAGAGGATTACTTGTTGAGTGGAATGGGATATGCATACGTTAATCGGGCAAGAAATAAGGTACAAAGCCTCCATTATGTAGACACTCCAAACTTGTCTGTAAATATGAGTGCTCATCCAATATTTAAGAATTATGACATCCTGGTAAACGGTGAGACTTATCGTGATTTTGATTTTATTAAAATTACACGTAAAACAAAAGACGGTATTACTGGTAAAGGAATAATCCAAGAAAACAACATGTTGCTATCAGTGGCTTACAATTCACTCATTTTTGAAAACCTTCTAGTGAAAACTGGGGGGAATAAAAAAGGGTTTCTGCAAACCAATAACAAGCTAACAAAAGAAGCTATTGACGAATTGAAAACGGCATGGAATAACCTCTATAAAAATAACACTGAAAATGTTGTTGTCTTAAACAATGGATTGCAATTCACAGAAGCTTCAAATACCTCTGTTGAAATGCAACTTAATGAGAACAAGAAAACCAATTCAGCCGAGATTTGTAAAGTGTTTAGTGTTCCTCCTTCAATATTGGATGGATCAGCCAGTGATGAAGTATATAGCAATTGGATAAAGGTTTGCATATCGCCAATTTTAACTGCAATTCAAACCGCCTTGAACAAAGACTTGCTTCTTCCGAGTGAAAAGCTTAAGTCTTTTTATTTTGCCTTTGATACCAAGGAATTGTTAAAAGGTGACATGGAAAAGCGGTTTAAAGCTTACGAAATTGCTGCCAAAAATGGAATCATGCAGATTGATGAGATTCGTTATAGAGAGGATTTAGAACCATTGGGACTAGATTTTATCAAATTAGGTCTACAGGATGTTTTGTACAATCCGAAGACAAAAGAAATCTATACACCTAATACCAACAAGTCCACGAATATTGATGATCCATCTGCAACATTAGATAGTCCAACAATCAGTAAGGATGACTCATCCATTGAAGGAGGTGATAACTAATGAGGATTGAAATCAGAGGAAACCAAGCAATACTTGATGGATATGTCAATGCTGTTGACAGACAATCTCGTGTATTACCTTCTCCAAATGGACGATTTAAAGAAGTAATTGTACCTAAAACATTCGAAAGAGCCTTACAGAAAGCTGAAAATGTGGACTTATTATTTAATCATGATAAGGACAGAAAATTAGGTTCAATTCAAGATAAAAACTTGGAATTGTATGAAGATAACATTGGTTTACGTGCAATTGCCACTGTTTATGATGAAGAAGTGATTGAAAGTGCCAGAAATAATTCACTTACAGGATGGAGTTTTGGCTTTATCTGTAATAAAGACAAATGGGAAGACGGAACAGACGGTATTCAGAAGCGTTTTGTGGAGGATATTGAATTGTTAGAAGTGTCCATTTTAACAAAAACTCCTGCCTATATTGCTACGTCAATTGAGTCCAGAGGCGAAGAATCATACATAACTGAACAACGAAATGAGAATTTCACTGTTTCTGTAATAGATGACAATGCTAAGAAAGACGAAGAAAAACGTGAGGATAGTCAAATTGACTACTCAAATTATGAACATGAGATTGAAATACTAAAATTGCGAAATTTGAAAGGATGAAATTAATAATGAATGAATTAATCGAAAAACGTAACAACTTGCTTGATGAAATGGAAGAACTTGTAAACAAATCGAAAGAAGAAACACGCTCATTTACTGATGAGGAAAGCAACCGTTTCGATGAAATTAAGGTTGAAATTGCTAAGATTGACAAAACATTGGAAGCAGAAAAAGTATCTAGATCATTTGAAAAGAAAGAGGTTAAAAAGATGAATAATACTGAAGCAGAAGTACGTGCATTGGAAGAAGAAAAGTTTCTTAAATTTATTAAAGGTGAAGAACGTGCACTAGATGTTGCAAGTAATGGTGCGGTTATTCCTACTCATATTGCAAATAAAATCATTGAAAAGGTAAAAGAGTTATCTCCAATTTACTCTATGTCTACAATTTATAACGTAGGTGGAGACCTTGTGTTCCCAGTTTATGATGAAGCTACATCTTCAATCGGTGCTGCTTATGTAGATGATTTAACAGAACTTACTGAAGGAACTGGTAAATTCACAACTGTAAAACTACAAAACTTCATCGTTGGATGTCTTGCGAAAGTATCTAAATCATTGATGAATCGTACTGACTTTGACCTACTTGGATTTGTTGTTAACAAGGTAGCAAAAGCTATCGCTGAGTTCTTGGAAAAAGAATTGATTGTTGGTACTAGTGGTAAGCTTACTGGTGTTCTATCTGCACCAAACGGAGTTGAAGCAGCTAGTGCAACTGCAATTGTAGCAGAAGACTTGATTGACCTACAAATGACTGTTCCAGAAGTTTATCAAGCTGGTGCAAGCTTTATCATGAAAAAGGATACATTCAAAGCTATCCGTAAACTTAAAGATGATACTGGTAACTTCTTGCTAAATAAAGATGCAACCACTGCTTTTGGTTGGAATCTACTTGGTAAGCCAGTATATATCACTGAATCAATGCCTCAAATTGCAGCAGGTGCTAAGGCCATTGCTTACGGTGATTTCTCTGGACTATACGTTAAACTTGCTCAAAATGTAGAGCTTCAAATCCTCAACGAAAAGTATGCTACTCAACATGCAGTTGGTGTAGTTGGTTACGTTGAAGTGGACTCTAAAATTGTTGAGCCACAAAAGCTTGCTTTATTGACAATGAAAGCAGTTTAATTTTTGAAGGTGGGTTTTCCCACCTTCTTTTTTAATTGGGAGGTGGATTAATGAAAGTTAAAGCATTGGTAAGTTTTGCAGGAGTAGTCACCATGCGTAAAGGTGAAGAGAAATATATTGATAATAAGGTAGTCTGTAAAGATTTGTTACAAGCTGGATACGTTGAAGAGGTAAAAGTGAAGTCCAAAAAGGTGAAAAACAATGAAACTAAGTGAAGTAACTGTACAGGACTTAGTAGCATATGCACGTGAAAACCTAGAGGATGGAGAAGTGGTTAACACATTCCAAACCATTTTAGTAGCTTGTAAGGGCTATATAAAGGGCTACACAGGCTTATCAGATGAACAAGCAGATACTAAAGAGGATTTAACCGTTGCTTTAATGGTATTGTCCAATGAAATGTATGAGAATAGATTGTTTTCAGTCCAAGACGATAAAGTGAATGTTTTGGTAAAGTCCATTCTTGATATGCATTCAGTTAATTTGTTATAGAAGGTGAGACTTAATGAATCCTGGAAAACTTAAGAACAAACTAACCTTTTATGAAACAGTATTTGAAAGTAGTCAAGAGAATTTAACTGAAGTCTGTAAAGCGTTTGGTGAGATGAAATTCAAAAACAACAAGCAGGCAGATCAGCAGAATGTTAAATCTTATTACATAACAATCAGAAAGAACAATAAAATAAAGCCGAACATGAAGGCTGAAACGTCTGGTAGGTGGTTTGACATTCAAACAATTGAAGAACCCTTTCCAGGTTACATGCAATTAGAATGTTCCTTAGGCTATGTTCACAATCTTACTGACACTTGTGAAGTGTTTAGAGATGTAGAAACAGAAACAGATTATGGTGAAACTAAAATGGAACCGATGAGAATATTGGAAGATGTCCCCTGTGAACTTATTAAAGTTGATTCAGGAAATAGTACTCAAACAGAGACGACTCATGATATTCGATTTCTTTATAAGGTTCAAATGGAGACGCACAGAAATACTAAGATTGGTGACAGTCTTGAGGTAAACCATAGAGGAGAAGTCTTTAGACTAACAGTTAAAGAGTATTTCAAATATCATACCTTTCAAGAGCTAATTGTTGAGTTGGAGGGTGAAGCATAATGTTTACGATAAATCTAGACGGATTTAAGAAATATGAGGAACAATTTCATTACATGAAAAAGAACCTCCCTAATGAGCTTGAGGATTACTTGTTAGACATTGCTAAAAGTATGATGAGGATGGCGAAAACCAGGACACCGAAAGATGATGGTACTTTAAAAGCTGGCTGGAAGATTAGCGAGATCACTAAAACAGGTGATGATTTGGTTATTAAAGTTTACAATGATGTATTTTATTCCATGTTTGTAGAATTTGGACATAAGGTTGTTGTAAATAAGAAAACAGTAGGTAAAGCTGAAGGTTTTTACATGATGACTATCGCTAAAAAGAATGTTAGAAAACAGATTCCTCGGAGATTGAGGAAGACATTCGATAAGGTTGTGAATTCATTATGATGTCTTCAATAAGAAAGGCTATTTTCCAATTACTAAAAAGTGAATTTCCAACTCACACATTATATGGTGAAAAAGTTCCTCAAGGCCTTAAAAAGCCTTGTTTTTTTATTACCTTTTTACCTGTGTCCACTACAAAGTTAAGTAAATACCAACAGCAAAGAGAAGTAACTATTGATATCCAATATCTATCACAAGAAGAAACGAATGAAAAAAATATCGAAATGGGTGACATGCTTACTGACTTATTCCAACAAATCAATTTTGATGGATATTCAATTAATGTCACTGAAATGAGATACGAAATAGTGGATGATATTCTTCATTTCTTCATTGATTTAAATTTTATCTTATTAATGAAAGATGATGAGCCACAAGACTATATTAATGAAGTTTATAAGAACGGGGAGGCATTTTAATGGGTTTACCACAGGTTAACATTGTGTTTAAAACATTAGGCACAACAGCAATTCAACGTGGAGAACGTGGGATTGTAGCATTGTTATTGAAAGATACAGCAGGACTAGGAACTTACACAGTTACTAATGCAACTGAAATTCCTTCTGCATTAAGTGCAGCTAATAAAAAGCAAATTGAACTTGCTTTGATTGGTGGTCAAAATACACCAAATAAAGTAATTGTTCGTGCAGGGAATGAAGCAACATGGTCAGAAGGATTGGCTTTTTTAGAAACAGTTCTTTTCAATTATTTAGCTATTCCAGAAATTGCAGAAGCTGATAAAGCAACTGTTACGTCTTGGGTTGCGTCTCAACGTCAAAATGGAAAAATGGTAAAGGCTATCCTGCCGAATCACGCAGCAGATAAAGAATACGTTGTGAATTTTGCTACAGATGATATTGTTGTTGATGATGTTACTTACACCACACAAGAATATTGTTCTCGTATTGCTGGTCTAATTGCAGGGACTCCTTTATCCATTTCAACCACATTCCAACCGCTTCCTGAAGTGGAAAGTGTTCAAAGTTACACGAAATCTGAATTGGATGCAGCTATTGATGCAGGTAAATTTGTAATTTATCATGATGGATCAAAAGTTAAGGTTGCAAGAGGGATTACTTCTCTTACAACTACTTCCTCTGATAAAGGTGAAGATTTTAAGAAAATCAAAGTTGTTGATATTCTTGATCTTTGGTACTCAGATGTTAAGACTACTTTGGAAGATAATTATGTTGGTAAATATGCCAATTCTTACGACAACAAAGTACTGCTAATCCAAGCCATCAAAGCTTATAACGAACAATTAGAGGCTGATAACCTGCTTGATCCTGGTAAAAATACTGTTGGAATTGACCTAGACCAACAGAAAATCTATTTACAATCGATTGGTCAACCAGTTGATAAAATGTCTGAACAACAAATTAAAGAAGCAAATACAAGAGATAAAGTATTCTTACTTTCCCTTGTTAAGCCACTTGATGCTATTGAAGACATTAACATGAACGTACTAATTTAAGGGGTGAATAAGTAATGGAAAGAATGATTGCAGATAAAGCTTTATCTGGTACTCATGGAGAAGTCTGGATTGATGGAGAAAAATTCGCTGAAGCCTATGGACTTCAAGCTAAGATTGATATTCTCAAAGAAAAAGTTCCAATGTGTGGAAGTAAAAACGGAAATGGTCAAAAGTACATGGGTTGGGAAGGTAAGGGTACAATTCGAATGACGAAGGTTAACTCTCGTCTTATGAAGAAGTGTGCTGACATGCTAAAGAATGGTCGTATGATTCCGATGACGATTGTATCAAAACTTGCTGATCCTGCTGCAAACGGTTCAGAACGAGTAGCATTGTACAATTGCTTGTTTGATGATATTCCAATTGCCGACTGGGAAGCAAACAAAATCATCCAAGAAGAAAGACCGTTTACTTTTGATGATTTTGAGTTAATTGATCGCATTTCTTAATAAAAATCAAACATTAAACAGAGGGAATCTTCCCTCTGTTTTTATTATGGGAGGAAAAAGATAGATGAGTAATGTAGTAGACATTCTTTTGAAATTGGATTCAGAGAAATTTGAAAGTGCTAAAAAACAAGTAGAAATCAAACGACTAAGTGCGCTTGCTGGTGAGTCAGTTGTTTTTGAAATCGCTGGTCTAACTCAATCTCAATTTGAAGAAATCCAAGAAATGTGCACAAGTATTGACTTCGCTACTAAAGAAACTAATGTGGATTTTTCTAAAATGCAACTTGAATCTTTGCTAAAAGGTGTAGTTTCACCTGATCTGAAAAACCCTGAGCTAATGAAACGTTTTGGTAGTGTTACTCCTTATGACTTCATTAAAAAGTTTCTTACACCTGGTGAGATTAGTAGCCTTTATGAAGCAATTAGCGATCTAAGCGGATTCGGTACTGATGCGATTGAAGATGTAAAAAAGCAGTAAAGAATGATGGATATATTCAAATGATGTATTGGAATTGGAAGAAGAGAGGAATAAGACCCTCCTTTTTTCATGGAATTCCAATGGGTGAACTAACCATCATTCGTGCTTTTTATGAGTTAGAGGTTGAAGAAGAAAATGAAAAAATGAAAGCTATGTCCAATATGCAATGCCCTAGCATGTTAATGTGAGGTGATGTAATTGTCTAAGGGAGAGCGTTTGGAAAGTGAGATATCCATTAAGGATAGCGCCACGAAAAATATTGAGAAGATTATTAAGTCCAATGAAAGACTAAAGAATGAAATGCTTCGTTTGAAGGCTTCAATGGACAAAGTAAGAACTACAGCAAACAAGAGAATGGACTTTAAACTTGAGACTAATCAAGCTAAACAGAAACTTAAGTCTTTAGGGGATTCTATTGATCGAGTAAAGGAAAAAACTTCTACGGCAATTGGTCATTTTAAAACTCTTGGGACAGTTGCTGGAACAGCACTAGCCGTTGGTATTGCTGGTGCTTTAAAGAGCGGTGCCGATTTAGAAAAGAATAAAGTCAGTATGGAACACTTTATCGGTGTACAAAACAAAGGGATGAGCAAAAAACAAGTTAAGCAGACTTCAAATAAATATTTGAATGATCTAAGAACTAATGCTAATGCAACTCCTTTTGAAACAGGTGAAGTAGTCCAAGCTGGCGTACGTGCTTTAGGAGTTTCAGGTGGTAATACTAAGGATTCTATGAAGCTTTTGAAGGTTGCTCAAGATATGGCTGCCTTAACACCTGGGAAGACATTGTCAGATGCAATGGAAGCCCTAGCTGATGCTAAAACTGGAGAAATGGAACGTCTCAAGGAGTTTGGATTTAAAGTTTCTGCTGAAAAATTTAAGGGTTATGTTGGCAAAGGTAAGAATGATAACTTAACAGCCAAAGAAACTGATAAAGCGTTTGGTACTTTAACTAACCAAAAGCTGAGTCCATTCTTTAAAGGTGGAGCACAAAAGCTTTCTCAAACATCAGCAGGTAAAGCAAGTACTATTGCAGGTAACGTAAAAAGTGGAATACAAGATGCTGGTTACAACATGTTAAAGGGGATTAAGCCTGAAACCATGGATAAGATGGTTAAGGTGAGTGCCAATCTTGGAAAAACACTCGGCACATTGGGTGCAAAAATGGTAAACACATTCAGTAAAGTAGCACCTCATATTAAAACCATTGCTTCAGCACTTGCTTCAGTAACAGCTGGAGTAGTAGCATTCAGGATTGCTTTTGCAGGTTTAACAATAATGAAAACAGTGATCACCTTGTTCAAAGCATGGAGGGCAGGAACATTACTGGCAACAGCAGCCCAATTAGGTCTTAATTTAGCAATGTTAGCAAGTCCATTCACTTGGATTGCAATAGCGATAGGAGCGGTTATAGCTATTGGAGTACTCTTATATCTCAACTGGGATAAGGTTAAAAAGAAAGCTAGTGAGTTATGGAGCGTAATGAAGGAGAAGTTTGCTAGTATTAAAACTTCCGTAATGAATGCGCTACAGCCAGTTATTGATTTCTTCGGCCGATTAATGGATAAATGGAGTGCGTTTAAATCCTCTATTTCAAATTTTAAGATGCCATCAATTGGTCTTCCTAAATGGATGGGTGGAAATGGTTTAATCCAGAAAAAGGCGATTGGTGGAGTGATCCCAAGAGATAACTATCCGGCATTGCTACATGAAGGTGAAAGAGTCCTTACTAAACAAGAGGTAAAGCAAGCAAATTCAGGCAATAAGTCGGGTTCCATTTTAATTACCGGGAATACATTCAATGTTCGAAGTGACGATGATATTACTTCAATTGCTGATCAATTGTACCAAAAACTTAAAGGTGATCGTGAAAACTTCGGGGGTGCAGTTTAATGGAATTTTGGTTATCGCAAGGTAAAGAAAAACTAAGACTCCCTGTACCTCCAGCTGAGTTTAACATTAATAATGGTCAAGACGTAAGTGTTGTTAATATTAATGCATTGGGCGATTATTCAATTGTTGGAAACAGAAAGTTACAAGGAATATCCTTATCTTCATTCTTCCCAGCTGAGTATCAGTATTTTTGTCAGTATCGTAATTTTCCTAAACCATACGACTGTGTGAAGAAGATTACTAGTTGGAAAGCAAATAAAAAGCCTATACGCTTGTTGATTACAGGAACAACGATTAATTATTTATTCTACATAGAAAACTTTAATTACGGTGAGAAGGCAGGGAGTAGAGATGTTGACTTTGAGTTGTCCCTACAAGAAAAAAGGGAGTTAACTTCTTCAAGTAAGCCGAGTGCCAGCAAATCAAAAAGCACAGCTAAAAAGAAGCCTCGTCCTGCATCTTCCCCTCATAAACCCAAAACCCATAAAGTTAAAAGTGGTGATACACTTTCTGAAATTTCTAAGAAATATTACGGTACTTCTTCAAAATGGAAATTAATTGCACAAAAGAATGGAATAAAAGATCCAAAGAAATTACAAGTTGGTAAGGTGTTGATTTTACCATGAGATTAGTTGTGAATAAGCAGAACATCCCATTTACATCTTTAGAATGGAGTGGTTCAAAGTTTTCGTCTGCACGTAAGATATCTTTTAGTTTTCCTTCATCACCGACAGACACATCTTTAACAAAGTTTAAGATTGAAACAGGTGATTCTGTATTTTTATTCAATGATAGTGGGGATGAGTTATTTAGAGGGCATATATTCAGGAGAGACAAGACATTTCAATCAAATGAAGTGTCTTTTTTAGCCTATGACTCGCTCATTTATCTATTGAAAAGTAGCGCAGCTTATAATTTCAAAACAGTTCATGCTGGTGATGTTGTTAAAAGAATAGCTAAGGACACAGGTTTCCCTGTCGGGACAATTCATGGAGGAAATACTAGAATTAAACTAAAACCAATGATTAATGATAGTTACTACAATATCCTGCTGGAAACTTATAAAAAGGTTAAATCTGAAACTAGAAAACGATACTTTTTTAATACGACTAAAGGAAAACTTAACGTTCTTGAATCTGGACAGACGATTAAAGGTTTTACACTGGAAAACAAGAAGAATTTACTAGATAGTAACTTCTCTGAAGATATAGAGAACGTTATTAATAAAGTTGTAATTGTTGATGACAAAGGAAACAGAGTGGGAAGTGTGGCAGGTGAAGGGTTATCAAAATGGGGTACTTTCCAGGCTATTTATCAAAAAGAAAAAAAGAAAAATTCAACAACTGAAGCAAAGAAACTTTTAAATGGAGTACAAAGAGAAGCTTCTGTTTCTGCAATGGGTGATACTAGGTGTTTAAGTGGATATGGTGTTCAGATCAAGGACAGTTACACAGGACTTGTGGGACTATTTTACATTGATGAAGATTCACATACTTGGCAAAACGGTGTACATACAATGTCTCTGAAGTTGAATTTTAAGAATATGATGGATGGTGAAGAGTAATGTCTGATTTATTGAATTTGATAAGGGAAGAAGGATCTAAATATAATCCTCCACAACCATCCATCGGTGAAGTGGTTAGTGCAAATCCCTTAATTGTTAAGTATGGCAACCTAGAATGGGATAAGGATAATTTACTATTGGCTGGTGAATTGCCTAAAATCGGAGATAGTGTGGTTATGCTTCCTACAAATAATGAGTATACATTCATTGTGATGAAGGTGGTGGAAGTGTCTTGATTTTTCCTTTTATTGATGAAGTTGATGTTGAAGAGTCCCAAGAAGAAGAGATTCCTTTAGCTAAAGAATGGGCATTTGATTTTTCAAAAGGTGAATTCCAAAAGAAAAATGGAAAAATGTACATCGTTGAAGGATTGGAGGCTGTGAAAATTTGGGCGCAAAAGGCATTACTCACCGAGAGATATGCTCACACTGTCTATTCTTGGGATTATGGTAATGAAATGTTCTCTCTAATTGGAAGTGATTATTCTCAAGCTGCAACAGAAGAAGAAGTAAAACGATTTGTTAATGAGTGCTTAATGATTAGTCCTTACATAAACGAAGTTATTAATTTTGATATTGTTTTTGAGAAGGAATCACTTTCAGTAGGTTGCACTTTAGATACTATTTACGGGGAGGTGGAAGTAAGTGCCTGATAAAAACGAAATTATTGAAAGAATGTTGGAGGCTATCCCTGACAATTACGACAAGGGAGAGGGCTCTTTTATTTATGATGCAATTTTAGGGGTGGCAGATGCCTTAGATACTGCTTACATAGACATGGAAATTAATTTGGACAATGGTTTTGCCGACACTGCTGTAGATGACTATTTAGAGCGTATAACTTCTGAAGTTGGTGTGTTTAGAAAAGAAGCTGTTGCTGCATCTACAATTTTAACTATAACCGGAACCGATAATACCGAGATACCAACTGGAACCAAGTTTTATAGTGAAGAATTAGCTTTTTTGTCTCAAGTTGATGTGACCATTTTAAACGGATTAGCATCAGTCGAAGTGGTTTGTGAAACTACAGGAATCATAGGTAATGTTCCAGCAGATAGCATAAATGAAAGTGAATTAACTTCAGGGATAAATAGTGTTACGAATAGTCAAGCAGTTATCAACGGATTTGATGAAGAGACAGATGAAGCTTTAAGACAGAGATATTATGAAAAAGTCCTTACTCCAACCACTTCGGGAAATGCTCAACATTATAAGAATTGGTGTTTAGAAGTTAATGGTGTAGGTAATGCAAAAATCTTTCCTCTGTGGAATGGAAATGGAACGGTTAAATGTTCTGTTATTAATTCAAATATGAGAGCTGCTGATACAGATTTAGTCAATACAGTAATTCAACATGTTGAAGAAAACAGACCTATTGGTGCAAATGTAACAGTTGAAAGTGCTACAGAATTACCTGTAAACATTTCTGTAGAGATTGATTTAGTACCAGGCTTCCAAATGGATTATGTAAAAAGCGCAATAACAAAAGCGGTTTCAGATTATCTCAAGGATATTGCTTTCCAGAAAGATTATGTTTCTTATGCTCAAATTGGATCTGTGATTATAGATATTGAAGGAATTAGCGATTATCAAAATTTAACACTCAACAATAGTACAAACAATGTAGCTATTGGAAGCACTCAAGTTGCAGTGGTAGGTGTTATTAATGTTACATAATAAATTCCCAACTTTTTATAACGAAAATGGGGAGATGTTTCAATTATTTCAAGTTGAAGATGTTGAAATACAAAACATCAATGATAAAGTAGAAAGCACATTTAATCAGTTTTTTGTTAATACAGCTGATACCTCTTTAGGAAGATGGGAGAAAGAAGTAAATCTACCGACATATCCTGATAAACCTATTGAGGAAAGAAGAGAGTCCATAAAGGCCAGACTTAGAGGTTATGGAACGGTAACTATTCAACACATTAAAACTGTGGTTGACTCATTTACCAATGGAAATGTTGTTGTAACAGAAAAGCCTGCTACAAGTGAATTTGAAATTAAATTTAACTCAATTAAAGGTATTCCACCAAACATTGAAGATGTTAAAGCGGCAATAGAGCAAATTAAACCAGCTCATTTAGGCGTAACTTATGTTTATGCTTATTTAACTATGGGCGAATTGAGCAGCTATAACATGACGATGGGAGAAGTTTCTGCTTTAAATTTAACAATGGCTCAATGGGCTACTTATAAACGATAGGAGTGAGAAAATGTCTATAGAAACACCCAATTTAAAAATTCCAAAATTAACAGATACAGATGTTTTTAATACAACCAATCTAGGAAAAATGATGGATGCCATAGATCAGAATGCAGCCAAACAAACAGATGTTACAAAACAAGGGAATGATCTTAATACGCATTCGGCGGATGATGTCTCACATAACCGTTACGGAACAGACACAGGAACAGCAAATGCCAAAGTAGTGACTTTAAGTCCTGCTCCCACTTCTTTAGTAGCAGGGTTCTCGTTACGATTTAAAAACAATTTAGCTAATACAGGAGCGGTGACACTAAATGTGAACACTCTTGGAGCAAAGACTGTGTTGAGACAGAACGGGAATGCTGCTGTATCTGGGACGTTAAAAGCAGGATTAATTTATACAGTTGTCTATGATGGAACGTCTTTTATCTTACAGGGTGAAGGAGCGTCTGGTAACGCAATAGCGTCTGACCTTCTCTCTGGAAAAACAGCAAGTACAGACGCAGGGGATATTGTGGGAACAATGGCAGATCGCGGGGCTATGACAATTACACCTGGAACTACTAATCAAACGATTCCTGCGGGTCGTCACAATGGAAGTGGAGTTGTTCTAGGTGATCCAGACTTAATATCTGCGAATATCTTACAAGGTAAAGATATTTTCGGGGTCATAGGTACCGTTAAAGCTGGAGACTACAAAATATCCGACAATATTCTTATGGAAAACCTGCAAAAGATTAAAGATAACGGCTTAAATAGTGCCTATACAGATATAAGCGTTAATAATGTCCATAACGCATTTACCTATAACGGTTATATTTATGCTTTTGTAGACTATTACTATCTTAAGAAATACACTTCTAGCGGTGTACTTGTATGGACAAAACAAATCACAAATTCTACATCTGGGACTACCTGGAAATATGACGAATCTTCCTGGTATATCGAAAACGGTAAGCTGTATTTCTTAGTTGGTTGCGACTTTTCCGATTACGCTATCGTTAAAACGTTTGATTTTACAACGGAAGTCATAACGCAGTTAAGCACTTCTACACCAGGTGTTAGTACGGGTACGCAGACTTCCCCTAACTACGCTAATGTTATTGGGTTTTATGTTAGCGGAAATACAATATACCTGATGTGGCAGTATTCCAGCGGCGGAAACTATTCCCTGTATTTTACCAGGAATACTATGTCGGGTAATACGGCTCCTTTTACGTATAACACAGGTAGTTCCTATTCGTCCCCTTATAGGGAAACTGGAAGTACGAAAAGACCTAAGTCACATTTCTACAAACTTGGTACAAAGTATTATGTTTTTATGTACCAAGGCGGTAACGGGAAAATATGGGAAATTGACGTAGTAAATGGTTACGGTGTGACTTACCCGCAGGAAACAGCAGTAAATCACGTATTAGATGTAATGCCCGACGGGTCGGGGATATTTGGTTATAATCCTACGACAAACGTAGTAACTTTCTTTAATTCAGCGTCAGTAGCAGGGGCTACATTTAACGCCCCTACAACCTTTAGTAAGGTTAGGGGTCATTATCCCTTACTGAATGACTTTGCATGGTATGACGGTAGTACGTCTGGCACTTACAAGGTATATTTAACAACAAATCGACTAGCAACCCCTGGAATGTTCTCTTTAGTTACTCCTAATCTTGCGGGCGAAATTACGGTACCTACGTCTGATAACAAAATACATCGTCTATCTATCTACGACAGTACCACAGGTAAAATTAAGGGTTATACAATGGATAAAGAAACATATCAGATACTAGCTTAAAGGAGTGAAACGAATGATATACATTGAAACGAACAGCGTTAATGAAGTCGTTATGATTCACATGTTGCCATTTGATGAAAATGTAGGACTAGGAAAAAGCGAAACAGAATTAAATAAAACAGGTTTTTTGGTAAATAGCTTACCGAACATAGAAGACCATTTTGGAAAAGTGTCTGTCCTTAAAGGTGATAAGGTAAGTAGAACAGTCTGGTATGAATATGTCGATCGACCGTTAAACAAAGATGAAGAGTTCATCAACCTTAAAGATCAAATGACTCTGTTACAACAAGCTATGGATGATTTAATTATGAGTGGAGGTGCTTTATAATGGCGGCATACATGGGACAACGTATCATCGACGGAGCTTACACATATGCTTATGTAATTTCCAAGCGTCCAGACCTTAAAGAAGGAATTGACGCTTATTTAATTTCAAAAGAACAGCAGAATCTTATTACCCAGTAGGAAGCTAATGCGCAACAAAACAAAACGCCTTTGAGCGTTATTTTTTATGCCTTGAAACTTACCTTTAATTAGCCGATAAACAACAGAGGTGAGTTGATTTGGTATGTAAAGACTGCGGAAATGCAGATGTAGTTTATTTTTGTTCAGTTTGTGGTACCTCGGTTAAAGAAAGTAAGGGAGGCAGTAAGAGAATAGTCTTCTTATTACTTTTAATAACTGTTGGATTGTTTAGTATTATGCTCAGCATAGTTGATGGAATCGAAGGATCAGATGACCCAGATACTTACATAACGGATGATGAACATATAGACGAGCAGATTAACGATTATATTGAATGGAAAGATGAACAACCTGGAGATCATGAAAATTGGGATGGAAGTTCTGATCAATAATTAAAAACATTTTACATAACAAGTTACAAATCAATCGTTTCTTACTGATTATATAAGGTAGGAAATGAGGTGATAAAACATGGCTCCTAATTTAATAGCGAGATGTAAAAAATGCGGTGGAAAAGCACTACTGTTATACCCAGTTTCAATTTTATATGGTTATTACAGATGTACTAAATGTGGCAAATCAGAATCGCAGTAAGATTTAAGAGAGTCCTAAAAATGGACTCTCTTTTATTTTTTAGAGAAGAGGTTAAGAAGTGAATAATTTAGCAGTATACATAAAGGTTTTAGTTGCAGCAGTTTCAAGTATCGTTTCATTTCTTGTAGATGGATTAGGATTGGCAGTGGTCGTGCTATTGACTCTAATGGCAATTGATATTGTAACTGGCTTAATGGTGGGTTATGCAAACAAAGAGTTAAAGAGTTCTACGGGAAGAAAAGGGCTAATTAGAAAGACTTATACTATCTTATTGATTGCAGCTTGTTATTTGTTAGATAAAGCAATTTTCGGAACAGGTTATTTAGGGGATGGAATTGCAACCACATTCATTCTGAATGAGATTCTTTCCATTTGTGAGAATGGTGGAAAATTAGGAGTTCCTATTCCTAAGAGGCTTTCAGATGCCATTGAAGTATTAAAAGGTAAGTCAGAAGCAAATAAAAAAGGACAGGACTAAGTTTGCCACCGAGTCTGTCCCGATACCATTTTAACACTTTTCTTCTATTCGAGGGAAGGTGTTTTTATTTTGAAAATAAGGAGTGTTATTAATGGCTAATATCAAAGATTTACATCCTGTAGTGAAAGCAAGGGTAGAACAGCTTCAAGCAACTATGGACAAAAAGTTAACAGGTAACTATAAGATGGCAATTGTTCAAGGATTCCGTTCTATGGAAGAACAAGCAGCAATCTATGGTCAAGGAAGAAAGAGCTATATTTACAAAGGTAAAGAGTATGGTAAACCTAATCTTCCTGTTGTTTCAGGTGCTAAACCAGGTCAATCTATGCATAATTATGGATTAGCAATTGACTTTGCTTTGAGATCTAAAGACGGTAAAAAAGTTGCTTGGGATACTAAAACTGACTTCGATAAAGATGGTAAGGCAGATTGGATGGAAGTTGTTGCTGAAGCAAAGAAACTTGGATTTGTCTGGGGTGGAGACTGGAAAGGATTTGTTGACAATCCTCATCTTGAATATAACTTTGGATTAGATTGGCGTGATCTTTATTACAATCGTAAAAAGATTCCTACTGCTGACGCTACTCAAACAAAAACTGAACCAAAGGTAGTTCCTAATTTCCCTGGATTAATTAAGAAGGGTGTTACTGGATCAAGTGTTAAATTGATTCAGAAAGCTCTAGGGATTAAAATTGATGGGATCTTTGGGCAGCAGACAGAAGACAAGGTTAAAGAATATCAGAAGAAACATGGTCTTGTTTCAGATGGATTAGTAGGCCAAAAAACCTACAATTCTTTATTCCATTAATTTTGAAACTTTACTAACTATTTTACCGTATAAGTGGTAAAATTATCTAAATAAGTAAAGTGAAGGAGTTCTTATATGGGACTAAAATCATTCTTCAAGAATGCTATGAAGTTGCGTGTAAACGTTGAAATTCTTTCTGGTGGACAGTTATTAACTGACAAAGATGTACCAATTCGATTTGTTAATATTGCTCAAGGAGAAAACAAAGGTGAAGTAGTTGTTGAAATACCTTTTTTATCAAAGAACAAATATTTGTTATCTGGTATTGATTGGGAAGAATCCTATTCTAGAAGTGCAGGTAAAACAGCAGCAGGTGCAATAGTCGGAACCGTATTAGCTCCAGGTATCGGTACAATTGCTGGTGCAGCAGTTGGAGCTAAAAGGAAGGATCAATCCAAAGCTTACATTACTTTGACTGTGCCTGATACTATTGATGAGATTGTACTTCATGTTATTTGTGACCAAGCAAAATATAAAGAATTATCTTTAATGAGGTAATGCAGGAAGGTAAATAAAGAATGAGTATGTTATTTGTTGTATTAGGTTTTTTTGGAGTATTTATTTTTCTTATTATTGCAGCAATCTCTAGTATTAAAAGGACAGGTAAATCAAAACAATGGTTTGTTTTATCCGGCATAAGTCTAGGAGTATTTCTTATTTCTCTCTCTTATGTGAATCCGCCAAAAGATGAAGTAAATAGTGCATCTAGTAAGATTTCTAATAGAGAGAATAAGGTGAAAAAAGTATCCGATGAAAAAGTCAAACATAACAAGCCTGTTACAAAAGCAACAGATAAATTGGTTGATAAAAATAAAAGCTCTACAGATATAAAACAAAAGGATTTGGAAAAGACAAAGAAAAACAGAAAAGATAAAGGAGTGATTAAACAGAGTGAAATTAAACAATCAAAGAATGTAATTAAAATCAAAACACAAAAGAAAAATGGAGATACTAAAAAAGCTCCTTCTTTATCAAATGGTAAGAATACAGAGCTCAAAGATGACGTTTTTGTAGGTGTAGGTGAAACTAAAGATAATTATAATGAAATGTTTGACTATATAACTGCCGGTAATCAAGAAGGTTTGAAAAGAATGGCATTAGATGGGCGAATTGTATATGCGGCAAAAGGTACACCAATAACTATAGTAGATATGGGAGTAATTAGTGTTAAAATTGAAATTATTAAATCAGGAATACGTGGATGGGTTCCAATTGAATTATTAAGTCGATGAAAGTAACCTCCTGAATTGGAGGTTACTTTATTTTTGCATCAATCAAATCATCAAGTTTAATTTTATGTATTTCCTCATGAAAGTCCACTATTCGTAATTCTCTTCTGTGATTATCTACATAGAGTACCTTTCCAATAAGTAAATGGAAATCATCTCTATGGAAGTATGTAAAACACAGCTCTAAGTTCTCTGCCATTCCCTCACAGATGGTTTCTTCAATGATTTCAAATTGTTGTTCATCTAGTTCTGGTTTAAGTTTTTTACTTTGATCCCAGTCAAATCCACGTAATGCTTTCACATGTTCTGGCAGCATCATAGCTGTCCATTTTATACTTCCTCGATCACGAAGGCTCATTTTGCATCAACTCCTTACTTAAGTATATACCACGAGCGGGAATACATGTTCGCGTTTAGGTAAAAATAATTATTTTCCATTTAAAGGAAAAAAACTAATCGTGCCTAATATACTGGGTATAAAGGAGGTTTCTGATTTGTTGAAAAGAAAATATTCAATTATTTATTTGGTAGGATTTAGCCTATTATTTACTGGTTGCAATTCTCATACAAATGCTGACGAACATCCTAAGTCTAAAAAAGAAGTGAGTAAGAATGAGAAATTAAATCTACAAAAAGAGGAAGAAGCATTTAAAAAAATAACTGCCTCATATAACAAGAAGGATTATGTACAGACAATTAGAGATGTACAAGTGAACTATGAAGATTTAATCAGTAAAGACAAAAAACAAGAAGTCAGTGATATTTATAACGATTCAATTAAAAAGCAGATTGAATTTGGCAATATAGTGGTTGTTGAAGCCTTACTTTCCCAATCAAAACCATATTTAGAATTACTGAAGAGAGAGACTTTAAACAAAGTAAATGAATTTGATAACAAGATTAAAAAAGATATTGAATATACAACTGAAGATCAAATAGAAGAAATTGCAGGTTATATTCGAGAAGGTAACTTTTCAGAGGTTATTAGTTATGAGGGTCAAAAAATTGCAGACAATGAAGTTGTATCAACACTCATACACTATGCTAAAGCAAGGGATATCATGGCTGAGGTTAATGACCCTGATTATTATGGTTTCAAGGAAAATTTAGGGTGGATTGATCCAAAATATAATGGTGTCTTATCTTCTGAAATTAAAAATTACATAGGAAAGTACATGACTCATAAACAATGGGAAGAGCAATTTGACACCGAAAGAGAGTTAGAGGCCATGCAGGAGAGTCAGGAGAAGGAAGCAGAAGAAAAGGCAAAAGAAGAAGCAGCCAAACCACTTCCTACAATAGGAATGACTAAAGAAGAAATCCTTAATTCTAGATGGGGTCAACCAACAGATGTAAATAAAACAACTACGGCAAATAGTATTACTGAACAATGGGTTTATCCAGGATATAAATACTTATATTTTGAAGATGGGGTACTAACTGCCATCCAAGAATAAATAATATATAAGTTATAATTTTATTTATTAACAGAATATTTTGACGTTATAAAACTTTTGTAGTAATATCATTCCTTGTTAAACAACAGGGAGGAATTACACCATGAGATGGACTAAAAAAGAACTAGGTATCTTGGAAGAAGAATTTTCTATAATGGTTTGGGAGCTTTTATTGAAAAAGTTACCAGACAAAACAGAACAACAAATATTGAGGAAGGCTCATAACTTGGGTTTAAAGAGAGAAAGGGAACTACTAGAAAGATATTATGATAATGAAAACGAACAATGGATTGATGTGTATAAGACATATTCAGGTAGTAATATCAGAAAATATACATTTGCTTTGCCAACTCCACCTGGAATTTCTTATGCAGAAGCCAAAAGTGTTGTTGAAATGAAGGCACAAAAATTAATAGCTGAAAATGTATCTACTCCCTATGTAAATTTCCTGACAGAAAATAACTTTCCTCATCATAGAGATTTGATGTTCTTAATTTATGATAAAATTCTTGAAAATATTGACAAAACTGAATTTGAAAAGCGGACAAAAGACGTCCTTAAAACAATGGATAAAGAGGGATTAATTAAATTGAATTCAAATGGCGATATTAAAATATTAGTTCCTCTTTCTAAACAATCCAAAACAGTGGAAAATACAAAGTAATAAATAATGGATTAAAAAAAGACGCTCATTATTGAGGGTCTTTTTCTTTGTCTTCAATTAGTTCAACAACATCTTCAATTTTACATTCAAGGTACTCACAGATACTAATAATAACCGAAAGAGCGACATTTTCACCCTTAGACATCTTAGCTAAGGTGGATGGTGAGATTTTCAAATCAGTTTTTAGATCAGTTCTTGTTTTGTCTTTTCTAATTAGAGTTATTTCCATTGGTTTATAACTTGCCCTTAGACCCATTTCTATCCCCTTGAAATACGACTTATTATACTAATAATAACATAATCCGTATTTATTTTACAACAAATCAAATTATGGGTTGACATCTATTATTAAAAGTTATATATTAAATACAAGAAGTCGAACTTAATGAACGAGAAGGAGCTGACTATGATGAGCCGAGTATCTAGATGGGGAAAATACGTTGATGAAAGAATTGCTTACAGAGACATGAAGACTGCGTTAGAAAAAGGTCTTGGAAGAAAACTAACTGAAGATGAAGATGGATCAGTACAATGGATTGCAGATGGTGGCTGGATGACATGTGGTTCACTCGTTGATATGTTCCAAGAATTAGCAAGGAAGGTGGAATAGTGTTAATTTCTGCAAAAGAGTGGTTAAGCATGAGTATGCAAAATAGACTACTGATCTTAATGGGTTTACAAGCATTACAAGAAAAGAATCTAAAAATCAAATTACAGGGGGAAGTAAAATGATGATCGTACAAGAGCAAGTTAAAAAGGTATTTGTTTTTGGGAACGGTAACGATTGGAACTTGACTACGAATGAAGTAGAGGCAAAGCAACTTGATACTACATACGAATTAGCAAGCATTAGTGATCTTGATACATTAGTAGCAGCATGTGGGGAAATCATTTACGGTAAACTTGAAACATCTGATGGGGTAGTGGAACATTATGAGAAGTGGGAATGGGATGAGGAAATGGGTAGTGAGGAATTAGTGCTTAGCGAGTATAGATTGGTGAATTAA